CATCATCTTCAACGACGAGAATGCGCATGGGTGTCCTTCGAAACGGATGGCCGGATGGAGTTCACAAGGTGTTCATCCGCTTCTACTACATCGGCACGCGAACAGTCACCTTTCTTGGACGCTCGCCACTTCCCTGGACGAGCACCGTGACGATGCAGCTGCGGCCATCATTGGAGGGCTGAGCGGACAGAAGCTGCCCGCCGGTTTCCTGCACCACCTTGGACGCTGCGTCACCACAATCTCCCGCCACGAAAATCAGGTTGTCGAAGGCGAAGCTGGGGCTGCTCGTGAGGCTGACTAACGCCGCGGTGACGATCGCGATCATCCTGATTGATGCCATAATTACCCATTCCGCTCGCGGTGATGAACAGGTTTTGACCCGTTTCCCATGCTTGAATATGTAACCAAAGACGGCTGAATGGCAAATGAATGCGCCGTTCAACAGCCCGACATCGCCGGCGCGGACCGGCGCCGGCGCCCGGCCAAAGCCTATTCGTTGCGGATGCTGGTCCTCGCCGACAGCCGCCCGTAGATCGCCAACAGGCCGCCAACGGCACCCGTCAGGTTGACCACGGCATCGGTGATAGCGCCCTGATCGACCAGGGGAATTTCGGCGCCCGACGCCTTTGCCAGCGCTGCTGCCACCGCCACCAGCCCGCCCCAGACCGTCTTCGACTGCCACCAGGTTTTCGTGCCGTCCATCATGCATCTCCTTCTTGTTGAACAATGACATCCACCGTCAGCGCCGTGCCCAGCGGCACCGCCCGACCCATTTGCCTGAGGCGGATCGAGAGTTGGCCCTGCGGCGCACCGAAATCGGAAATCTCCTCGCCGGCCGCATAATCGAAGATCGGCTGCGAGGTCTCGGCCACGCGGCGCACCGCGCCGGCGGATAAAATCTCCAGGCGGTACCGTTCCTCCGGCTCGTCGAGCGCAATCTCGCTTGCCTCCCAGTCGTCCGCCCCCGCCCGGCTTCGCCGCACCCAGCTCAGCCGCACGCCGGACAAGCTTCGCCTTGCCCGCGCATGAACCGGAGCGAGCGGCGTTTCGGCGCGCATGCCACCGGCAAACCCGAAAGGTCCGCTCCGGCCGCTGCCGGAGCCGAGCGATTCGACCAGCCAGTTGAACGCGAGGCCGCGCTCGTCGGCGGAAATCCCCATCGGCACGGCTCCCTCGTCGAGAAGCACCACCGCCGCGCCCGCGACGGCACCGGCGGCCATGGCATCCTCGGTGCCGGCCAGGCCGCGCAACAGCGTTTTGAGCCGCCAGCGGCCGGGCGCAATTTCCTCGGCACCGGCAAAGGCCAGCACCTCCCAGCCGCCGTTCGCGGCCAAGACCGCAAGACGGTTGGCGCCGGACAGGACCGCCGTTTCGGAGACCGAGGACAGCGAACCGAAAAAGAGATCGAGTTCCACCGTACCCACCCGGTCGAAGCGGCCAAAGGCCCCGCCTGCGAAGTTCTGGCTGAGCCTGCCGATAACGGCCGGCCGCTCGATCGTCGCCCGGGTCCGGTAGCCTTCCGTCGTTGCCGAACTCGACAGCAGCATGCGCCGGAAGGGCCGGCAAAAGCAGGCGGCCCGGGCAAAGCTCGTCGCATCCGATCCGTCGAAACGCGGCAGATCCATCAGATGTACGAGCGGCGAAAAGCCGGAGGAGACGGTCGCGCTGCCGCTGCGCTCCACCGATGTGCTCGTGGCCGCAAGCGGTGCGGCCGGTTCATGGCGCCTTGCCTCGACGCGGCGAACATCGCCCTCCTCCACGCGGGTGACGAGGTAGACGCCATCCGGCCCATCCGCCAGCCGCAGCGCGTCGCCTGGCATGACCTCGATTGCCGCCGGTGACAGCGGAAAGCTCAGCGTCCGGCGGGCCAGTTGGTTGTCGCGCAGAAGCGCATCGGCGGCCGCCTGCGCCGCATCCTCGTAGAGCACGCCCGCCACGTCGGCGCGCAGCACGCGGTTGCTGGCGGTCTCCGCCATGCGGCGGGAACGCACGCTTGCCTGCTCGTAGTCCAGCGCCGGATTGGCAAAACTCGCCACCACTTCGGCGGCAAAATCGCTGTCATGCCCCCGGCTTTCGCGCCAGGCCTCCTCCTCGTCGCGCTCGGCCAGAACCTCGACAACCCGCGGCGCAAGGCTCGCCTGCATGCGCGAGCGAAACACCAGCCGTCCAGCATCCTCGACTACGTCCAGCAAAAACGTCTCCGCCAGCGGTTCGATCAGCGCGCGCGCCGAGGTGACGTCCGCCTGCACATACCCGATCAGATCACCGCAGACCTGCGACACATCGAAATCCTGGAACCCGTGGTCGGTCAGGATGGCCGCAATCGCATCGGCAAGCGTCGTTGCCCCCATGCGGCCGTTCAGCCAGTGGCCGGTGCGCCAATTCTCGCCGTCCGACCAGACGGAGAGCGCGTTGGGAAAGGTCGGATAGGGCCGCGCATCCCAGGTCCAGACGAAAATGTGCTCAGGATCGACCATGCCTGCGGGCGCCGATCCGCCCTGCCACCAGTCGTGATGGGCTTCGAGAAACCGCCGCTGCGTGCTGTCGGAGCGGGCGCCGCTGGAAAAATACGGCACGAAACTCTCGGAGGATTTCGGATCGACAAAAACATTCGGCTGGTTGGCGCCCTTGTCGATCGCCGGAGAACCGAGTTCGGTGAACCAGATCGGCTTTGCCCCCGGCAGCCAGGGGGTCGGGCTCGAAAGCTCCGCCCCGCCGCGCCGTTCCACATGCGGGTTCTTCCACCAGTTCCATAGATCCTTGATGCGGAAGACCCAGGGTTTTCCAGCCGCCCCATCGGTAATCGGCGTACGGATACGCAGATCGCGATCCGCATCGCTGGCATAATACCAGTCAAACCCCTCGCCGCTCGCAATCGCCGCCATCATCGCCGTACGGTCTTCCGGCGTGCGCATGCCGTCCGGATTGGCTGATCCCAGGTCGCCGTCGCGCCAGTCGGCAAGCGGCATGTAATTGTCGATCCCCACCGCATCGATCGCGGGCGAGGCCCAGAGCGGATCGAGATGGTAATAGACGTCGCCTGATCCGTCCGGCGGCTGGTAGCCGAAATATTCGGTCCAGTCGGCGCCATAGGTCAGCTTTGTGCCCGAACCGAGAATGGCACGCACATCGCCTGCCAGGCGCACCAGTTCGCTGACGAAGGGAAACGAGTCGCCGGGTCCCCGCACCCAGCTCAGACCGCGAAACTCCGAGCCGATGATGAAGCCGTCCACCCCGCCGGCATCGCGGGAAAGCGCGGCGTAATGCAGGATCAGCCGCCGGTAGCCGTCGCTCCGGTTGCAGAAGGCATCGATCTCGGCGGCGGCCGCCGCCGTCCGGTCCGGAGAACCGGTCCGACCGGGAGCCGGATGGCAGGTGATGCGGCCCCGCCAGGGATAGACGGCCTGCTCAGCTCCGCCGTGCGGATCGGGCAGGCCATTGCCGGCCGGCACGTCCATCATGATGAAGGGATACAGGAACACCCGGAAGCCGCGCGCCTTCAGATCGGCAATCGCCTGGCGCACACTTTCGTCGCTCGGCGTACCGCCATAGGCGGGACCGGCGCCGTTGCGGCTCACCAGATGCGCCTCTTCGCGAGAAAGACCCGCCACCTGCCAGGGCTGGCTTTCACCGCTGCGGCTTTCAATCTCGACGCCCGGCAGCACCCTACAGTGTCCGGCGCGCAGATCCGTGCCGAACCAGCTCACCACCAGCGCCACGGTGCGCACATTTGGGCACGTCGCCTGCAATTCGTCCAGCGCCGCCGCCCAGTCGGTCGCAGCCGTCAGCGTGTTGCGGTTCAAGATGCGGGCCGTGCCCTCGCCCGTCTCCTCCGTCACCGGCACCGTTGCATAGCCGTGCTCGCTGGAGCCAGGGATCAGCGTCACCGCCTGGAGCTGGCGTTCCAGTCGTCCCACCGGCCGCACCACCTCGAATTGCAGAAGCGGAATGCGGTTGCCGAAGTCTTTGAGCGGCAGCCGCTCAAACACCGCATAGGCGAGGCCACGATAGGCAGGCGCATTGCCGCCCCCCTGCTTCGCCTCGATCAGCGGGTCCGGCATCTGCTCCTCGCTGCCACGATAGACGCGCATCTCGATTGCCGTCAGGTCCAGCTCGCGCCCATCGGCCCAGACGCGGCGGACGAGCGCGATCTCACCCTCGCAGATGCCGACTGCAAGGTTCGCATAATAGCTGAAGGTCTCGACACGTTTGCTGCTCGTTGCCTTGCCACCCTTGCGCTCGCTCGTCACGTCCTCCTCGAAGCGGGTGGCCCAGATCAGCGTCCCGCCGACACGCGCCGTTCCATAGACGCGGGTCACCGCCGTGCCCTCGTCGGCACCCGGAATGCGCGCATTGGAAAGCCTTGGCCCGGTCACCGTCGATGTGCCGCCGATCAGCGCGCGATCGACCGCCGCACCGGCCAATCCGCCGACCGCCCGGCCCAAAATCGCGCCGAACGGACCGAAGACGGAGCCGAGCGCTGCGCCCGCCGCCTGAAACAGAATGGTTGCCATGAGGGATCTCCGCGCTCACCTGGATACGCGTTTAAAGTGTGCTATCGTGTGGATGTCGAGGACAGAAGCAGCACGTGCCGACCAGCCGGCACGCCGGTGAGGATGGGCCACACCGGCTCAGGCAAGGGCCTTGTCGTCGAACATGGAGGTGGTGCTATGCGGCTCAAGCCAATTGGCATTGCACTTATCGTAAGAAAAACCCGGACGGGCTGGATTATGACCGTCCGGGTCTACGTCATACGATAGGAAAACGGTGGGCGGAGGCACAAACTCCGCTCACCACTTCATGAAGATACAACCACTCAGGCCCGCATTCAAGATGCGATACCCCTGCCTGCCTCAGGCATCGAACACGACTCCAAAAACAACTTAATCGCGAAACCCGCTATCCGTGTGCTATCGTGCGGACGTCGATGTCAGAAGCAGCACGCGCCGACCAGCCGGCGCGCCGGTGAGGATGGGCCACACCGGCTCAGGCAAGGGCCTTGTCGTCGAACATGGAGGTAGTGCTATGCGGCTCAAGCCAATTGGCATTGCGCTTATCCTGCGGAAAACCCGGACGGGCTGGATTATCTCCGTCCGGGTACATTTCAGCAGATAAGCAAACGGTGGGCGGAGGTAGCAACTCCGCTCACCACTTCATGATGATACAACCACTCAGGCCCGCATTCAAGGTGCGATACCCCTGCCTGCCTCAGGCATCGAACACGTCTCCAAAAACAACTTATTCGCGAAACACGCTATCCGTGTGTTATCGTGCGGACGTCGATGTCAGAAGCAGCACGTGCCGACCAGCCGGCGCGCCGGTGAGGATGGGGCACACCGGCTCAGGCAAGGGCCTTGTCGTCGAACATGGAGGTAGTGCTATGCGGCTCAAGCCAATTGGCATTGCGCTTATCCTGCGGAAAACCCGGACGGGCTGGATTATCACCGTCCGGGTCAGTTTCGTAAGATAAGTCCACGGTGGGCGGAGCACGAACTCCGCTCACCACTTCATGACGATACACCGTCAGCGTGCCTTTTTCAACGCGTCAGGCGAGCCGGAAAGCGGTGGACTGCGGCAATCCTGCGCCGCCAGGAGGGCACCAGCGCGGAGCGGATGACAGAAGCCTGTTCATAAGCATGGATGAAGCAGGCGCCTCCTGCCAGAATGCCGGCATGTTTGGCGGCACAATCGCTGCGCCAGCGGAAGAGCAAAAGGTCACCCGGCTGCATCGCCTCCAGCGCCAGGGACGGACCGAAGAGACGGGCGGCGGCCTGCAGCAGCCGTTCCTCGCCGGATCGCTCCGCCCAGTCCGGCGCGTAAGGCGGCACGGCCTCCGGTTCGACGCCATAAAGTTCACGCCAGATCCCGCGCACGAGGCCGATGCAGTCACAGCCGACACCCTTCGTCGCCCCCTGGTGGCGATAGGGCGTGCCGATCCAGCTTTCCGCCAGCACCGTGACCCTCGCCCCATCGATCGTCGCCTCGCGTGTCATTCGAAGATCGGGCCGCCGTCATGCAGCCGCTCGCCATCCGCATAGGAATAGCTGAAATCCGTCCCCGGCACGTGCGGGAAACCGCGAAAATTCAGCCCGTTGCCGAAGCGCGCCTTGCAGGTGGCAAAGCGCTTGTCGCAGCCGGCGGTGACCACGGCCGCCTCGCCCAAAGCCGGCAACACCTCCAGCGGCAGCCAGAGCGTCAGCCGCGCCGTGCCGTCGGTCAGCCGCTGATGGCGGTCGATGGCATGCCGGCCTCCACCGAGCTCCAGCGTGCCGCCGTCGAAAAAACCATCGGCCAATCCGGCGAGGCCCGAAAGCCTCACGTGGCTGCGATCGTCCACGGCGGCCACCGTGCCTGCTGCACGCCAGCCGGAAAGATCGACGCGGCAGCGGCTGTCGCCCAGATCCGCATCACAGCGGCGGTTGTAAAGCCGGCCCTGCGGCTGGTCGAGCCGATGGGCAATGCTGCGCAGTTCGGCGGTAAACCGGTCGCCCGCGCGCGTCACCTCGCCGATCTCCCGCACGGCCAGCAGCACCGCCTGCGAAGGATCCGTCCAATTGACGAGATAGAGGTTCACGCGCGCGCCGTCATAGCGGCCGGCAGACAGATCGTCCGCCGTAATCGCCGCGCTGGAAAAACCGCCCGCAACCTCGCCGCTCGCGGCGGCAAAGCCCTCACCCGCCTCGGTCTCGCCGGCGGCAAAACCACTTGCGGCGCGGCAGAGCGTGCCGTCTACCCAGAGATCGGCGTCGTGATCGGTAAAGCCCAGCACCGCGCCGTCACGCCGAACAACGCGCCAGGCATGGCAGGTGGTCGTCGCATCGCCCGCAAGATGGGTGGCAAGCGCCGTCGGAAGCGACCTCATGGCAGGATCTCCGTCAATGGAATGGCCGGAATGCGCCCTGCCTGAAAAGCCGAGAGATTGACCTCGATCCGGTCCGTATCAAAACGCACCGGCACGTCGAATTCATAACCGGCTCGGATCTCCACTCCCGGCCCCGGCACATGGCCGGCCCCGAACGACACGACACCCGTCGCCGTATTCACACTGTAGCGGTCACTCGGCACCGGGGCCCCGTTCAGCGCCAGCACCATCGTACCGGACACGGGCTTGGCGATGGTCCGCACCACACCACCGCCGCCATCGGCATAGGTTTTTACCAGCTGAAAGCTCTGGGTCGCTCCGTCACCCGTGCCGATCAGCTGATCGGTCGGCCGCACACTCTGCAGCGGTCCGGCAGAGGCAAAATCGATCGGGTCGCGAAAGCGGAACCCGTAAAGCTGCCCGCGACGCGCCTCGAAAAAGGCCAGCACCTCGTAGAGATCGGCCACCGATTTGATGCCGGAGCCGGCGTCAAAGCTCCGTCGCGCCTGCCGCCAGCGGGCATTGCGGTTCTCGCGGCCGTTCGACAGGCTGACGATATCGGTGCGCCGCACCGGCCCGCCGGTCACCCCCAGCGCCAGGCGCAGCGGAAAACGCACCTCGTGAAAGCTCATGGGTGTTGCTCCTCAAAGCCCACGCCGGCCGCGCGAGACGCTGCGCGACAGCATGGCGGAAATCTGCCCCTCGCTCTTGCGGAAGCTTGCGGCATCGGTCGCCGTCACGTTGAAGATGATTGGCGCAGTCGTCCCCTCGCCACCACCCGTCATCGCCACGCCCAGCGTTCCATCCGCGCCGCGCGCCAAGGGCAGGATCGCCTCCGCCCCCGCCTCGCCCATCAGGCCAAGACTATTGCCCCCCATCGGAAACAGGCTCGGGCTGTGCACCACCCCGCCATCGGCAAAGGCGGTGACAGAACCCAGCGAACCGACAAGCGAACTCGCCGCCGAGGACACCGCGCCTTCGAGCGGCTTCAGCGCCGCCGAAAGGGCGATGTCGGTCAGCCGGTTGCCCAGCCCCCGCAGCACGTCCTCGAGGCTCTTGCCGCTCAGCGTGGCGGATTTCAGCGCCCCGCTCAGCGCCGTGCCAAACCTCCCGGAGCGTGTTTCGAGGTCGCTCAGGCTGCGGGCCAGCGCCTCGCTATCCGCCAGCGTCTCGGCAAAGGGCACGGACAGATTGTCTTGCGCCATCGTAATCTCCAATGTGCAGATCGATATCGAACGCGTCGGCGGGCGCGCATCACTCGGGCCCGCAAACCGGGCCGTCCGGAAAGGCCGACATCAGCGCGGTCAGATCACCGCGCTGCAGGCCAGCGCGCTGCGGGCGGCAGGCCCCGGCCATGGCCAGAATTTCACCGGGCGTCAGCGCCCAGAAGGTCTGCGTTGGAAGCCGCAGCAGGCAAAGCCCCAGATGCTGGATCGCCGGCCAGAAGCGATCCTCGCCTGGCGTCGCCGCACCCGCTGCGGCACTCAAGGGCGGCGGGAAACATCCGTCGTG